TCTCCATCGCACCGACGAGAGCCTGATTCGTCCTCAGCCACCAGTAGTCCTCGGCCTGCTTGTGTTGGGCAAAGAACCCACCCGCGCCGATGCCCCAGTAGACCCGGAGCGTGTCGACGGCGGACGGCCCATCGCGCTCGACCCACGACGACCGCTGCGCGAGCGCGTTGTCGATCTGCGTCTTGGTGTAGACGATCGTGGATGTGAGGGTGGTTCCGCCCTGTTCGGCGAAGTGCCACGCCCGAGAGCCGGGGAACTGCGCCCCATACCGGCCGAAAAACGCATGCGCCATCGGGTCCGAGTTGTTGGCGTGGCCGACGGGGAACGACCGGGTACGGTTGAGCCCGACGAGTGTCGACACGAAGTTCGGCTCGGTCGCGCTCAGGGCGTCCGTGTCCGTGTGCTGGAGGAACGCCACATTGCGACGGACACTGGTCACGGGCGCGCTCGCTTCGACCCACCGACTCGCCTCCAGCATGATGCCCTCTGGCTCATCGGGGAGCGGGATGACTCCCCAGAATTTCACCACCGCCCACGCGGTGTCGAGGCTCTCGTAAGGGCCTACGCTGGGAGTGAGGACCGTGATCGTGGTAGCGGTCGCACCCACGGGGACTGAGGCGGTGGCCACGAACGGTGCGCCCGCGACATCCGCCGTCAGCGTCCCCGTGTCCACGCCTGTGCTCAGGGCCGTGATTGTGGCCGCGAATGCACCGAGGTTGAACGCCGTGATAAGCCCGTCCTTGATCTCGGTGGCCGTGTTGCCACTCGCGGCAAATGTTGCGCCGACCACGGCGCTCCCACCCACGAGAGCGATCAGCAGGACGTAGTTCCCGTCGTCCGTATCGGTGATGGTGAACTCGGTCACCTGGGCAACACGGGTTGCCTCATGCACGATGCAGACGCGGGTGCACGGGGTAGCCGTGAAGGCACCTTGGCCAAGTACCTGGGCTGCCGCAAGGTAGGCACCGTCGGTCACCAGCCAGCCGTCGTCCAGCATCTCGTCGAGCGACGAGTACAGCTTGGCCGCTTCCACGAATGGTGCATCACCTTGCTCGACCGGGATCGCGGAGATCGGCAGATAGTTGACGGGGGCCGCTCCGGCGGACTGGAGGAACGTTGCGACTTGGACGACGTTGATCGTAGGCATGGCGGGGTCCTATGCGGCCTGTAGGGAGAGTCCGGCTTGGCGCATGACTTGAGCAGCAACAGCACCGGTAAGGGGTCCGATCACGGCGACATCTAGCACGGCAAACGACTCACCGCGGTCCGTCGGGACGGTCGCCTCCGTGAACGGCTCGCCTGCAGGCCGGAAGCCGAGGCGGTACATGGTCGGGTCGAGATGGGTCTTGCGATAGAGCAGCGCGCTGGCCATCGCGTTGCGAGCCGCACTCGCGCCGGCGACCTCGCCAGAACGGAACGAAACCCGCCACGTGGCCGCGTGCAAGATCACGAGGAAGTTGACGATGCGCGGCATGACGGTGGCGACGGTGAGCAACGCGTCGTCAGCGGGCGCAGATGCAAAAACGGGCGTTGCCGTGGCTCCGCTGACCAGCACGCTCGCCGTGTCGTCGGGATCGGCCGCTGCCGTGTAGCCAGTTGGCAGATCCGCGGTGAGCTGCACGAGTAGCGCAGCGGCCGTTGTTGCGGGCGGGTCTTCGTCGACCGCCATGATCGAGATGCGCTGCGGCACGAGCGAATCGGCCGGGTAGAAGTCGACCCCGACCTCGCCGGCGCTGTCGCTCAGCACGGTGTAGCGCTGCACCATCGTGCGCAGGTAGGGCTTGATCATCTGTTGCGACAGCGGCACGAGCGAGATCAGCTCGATCGTCGCCTTCGGTGCAGGGCCTCGAGCCTCACCGTCGTCACGCGGGATCTGGACTCGGATGCGATCGCCGGGGACAGCGGTTGATCGCTTGATCCACGTGTGGATCGCGTTCTCAAGCGCGACCCAGTCTGCGGGGTCCGTGACGGCCATCAGCCCCACCTCCTGTCGGCCGGCGACGTGGAACGGCCGTTCTGCGGGGATGGGGGTGGCAGGACCGAACGCGGGTCGATAGACTCAAGCGCACGATGTCCACCGAACGTCAACCGGATGCCATTCTGCTGCGACACTTTTACTGGGGCTGGGTTGTCTACGACTCGGACCTCGGCGAATCGTTCGAGGCCATTTTCACCACCGAGGCTGATGCGCAGGTTTACCGGTCCGAGAACTTTTCCGGCGATGCTGCACAGGATCGATACGTCAGCGTGTTCCCGCTCATCCTGTTCCGCGGCAAGGCACACGAAGGTCGGGGCGGCCACCGACTGACCCGGGAAGAGATCGCGATCCTCGGACCGTGCCCGCACCTGGACGACGCCCTTCGTGTTGGCGAGGGCGCTTGGCTGCCGGGAGCCTGACGTCACCACGACGCCCCCCGATCTTGCGCCTTGTAGCGCAGGAACCGGGCCGGCCCGCGGAACGTCTCGTCCCAGCCCTCGAACTCGATCACTTCCCAGCGTCGGCCCTCCCACGAGATCAGGTCGCCGGGTGGGCCGTCTTCGTCCTCGGGCGGCGCGATCTGGAGTTCGGTCCATCCGAGATCATTCGGTGGGTCGTCTTCGTCCGCGGTGTCGTAGGCGGCCGACAGCGCGGCCGTCGTGACCCACACTCGCGCAGCGCCACCGCTCTCGTCTCCGTCGCTCTGGCGGTCCAGTGCGGTCGGCGGTTGCCGCTGCATGTGGAGCACGACCACGGCCGTCACTTCGGTCTGCGCTTCGGACGGGCGCGGGCTGCTGCCGTCGTATACGAGCGCCGTCCGACGCCTCACCTGCCGCGGACGCGACAGCTTCGTGACGGCCGTGGCGAGGCTCATCGGCGCACCTTCACCTTCGACCGGACGGCACGCTTCATGGCCCCGGTCTCGACCAGCTTTGCGGAGCTGCCCTTGTGAGCCACCGTCGCAGGCGCGAGCGCGGGCCCGCCAACGCTTGCGGAGCCGAGCATGTCCCTCGCGAGCTTGGCCGCGTCGTCGCCGACCTCGTCCATCGCGGTCTTGGGGGCTGCCCCGCCGGCGATGTCGTCCACCGCATCGGCCATGCTGCTGGCAAGTTTGTTCTTACCGTGGTCCGCTGCGACGCTCAGCCACGGACGGGCCGGAGCATTCTTGCTGCCGAACTCGGCCCACGCACCCTTCTTCGCGACCTTTCCGAACAGCCCGGTCTCAATGCGAACACCGCCAGTACGGGTCAGCCGGCGACGCATCTCCTCATACCCGAGGTCGATGTCCTCCAGAACGATGTCGCTCGTGACAACCGAGGCCATCAGCAACCGCACTTCCCGCTGAAGGCCGTCCCCGTATGCTGCCGGCCCGCCCTGCATTGCTCGTACTTGCCGAGCAGCATGGCGAAGGTCCGACCGTAGATCGTCCCACCAAACGCACCCGACGAACTCGTCGCGCTCGAGTAGGCCACCGCAACGTCGCCAACTCGCTCACTCGTGACGTCTGCCGACCCCGCGCCGCTGTCGGGGTCCGACGCGATCAAGTGCTGAGCGAGCAATTTGATCGCCATGCAGGGATCAACGCAACACCCGAGCCAAGCCGCGTACTTGTCGGCCTGGCAGGCGAGCGGACCGAGCACGATCACGGTCGCGGTGTCGATGAACAGCGCCGCGATCCCAGCGGCGACGTCCTCGAACTGCGGCCCAAGGTCTGCCTGTGTGATCGTGCATGCCATCGGTCATCGCTTGGACATGAGCAAGGCGACTTGATCGGTGACGATCGACTCCACAACGTCGGCCAGATCGTCCTTGGTACCGACGACTTCGCCGTCGACCGTGGTCACCATGACATCGGATGGAGATTTGCTGGTCGCCACGTCGCGGACCGCCGAGGGTGCGGGCGACGGAGTAAAGGCGTCGCTCACTTGCGCCTCGGCTTCCGTGCGGGCTCGACCTTCACCGGCTTGGCCCGCTTGGCCATGATGGCGTGTTGTTTGGTCAGGGCAGCTGCAACGATGCCGCTCATCGGATCGCGGACCGACAGTTCGGCTTGCTCGATGTACTCGAGCCCCGCGAGCGAGAAGGTCCGCCCGGCGAGCTCGACCAACGCGGCTGCGCTGGTTGGCATCGCTGGTAGTACTCGGATGTCACCAGCCAGCGGACCAGGTTCCTCGACCGAATCTGGCGCGGGCAGTCGCTCCTTGACCCCCGCGTGGCCGAGTGCCGCTGACCACACCGGCGCGGGGACGGGGTTCAGGCCGGGACGCAGGACGAGCAAGGACCCCGCGACGGTGACTGCCAGTGGCGCCTGGAGGTGAGCCGGCACATCGTCTGGCCCGACCACGTCCACGAAGATCGTCACAACGGGCTCAGGCTCCCGCCTTGGCTTTCGCTCGGCGGGCTTTGGAACGTCGATCTTGGTCGTGGTCTGCTCGTCCATGAGTCACATCCTCACGCCGACATCGAGGGCTGCGGCACAAAGGCGGCCGGCCTCACATACGGGGAACTGGAGATCACGACCGGGTGCTTGCGCAGTTGATCGTCGATCGCCTGCAGCAGCGCGTCCCGGTCCTGACCGTCGATCACCGACGCCTCCGCCAGCTCGGCCCGCAGCCATCGCAGCGACGGGTGGCAGTACGACCGGTCGATCATCCCCGTGAGGGTCTGCTCGTCAATCCCTGCCACGTCCTTCAGGGTGCGGATCTCCCTGGACTTGATCCTCGAGTCGATGCCCGGGTAGTTGGGGTAGTGGGCCCACGTCTTGGCGTCGATGCGATTGAACCCCGGCTGCAAATGCAAACTTGGCACACCCTGCTCGGGTTTGGCCGCGTTCAGCGGCGACATGCGATGCGGGATCTTGCGGCCGCCTTTCGGGTGCGACCCGATGTTGCCGTTGTAGTCCAACAGCACGAAGGCGGGGGCGTCGGCAGTGCGCTTGGGGTCTTGCTTGGGGTTGCTCATGTGGCTCATCCGAGAGTGAAGTCGATGTAGAAGACCATCTCCGGCATCTTGGCGATCAAACCACCATGCCGACGGATCAGGTAGAAGTAGGTCGTCAGGTCACGGACGAATGGCCCAAAGACCATCGTGTCGGTGTGCTCCATGTGGAGCTTCATGTCGTCGCGGCCGAACAGCACCCAACGGGGTCCGTTGCTGTCAGCGTTACCGAGTTCCAGGTTGTCGGACTCGACCATGTTGGCGAGCCACGGGTAGCTCTGAATCGCATTGCTCCACGCCGTGACACCGGTATTGGTGTACACGGTGTTCTTCAGCGCGACCATGTCGGAGGTCGGCATCACGCCTCCGGTTGGCTTTCGCCCGCCATTCGCCCGCTTGAACATCGCCTCCCATGACCCAATCGCCAGGACCATCGCCTGTGCCGTCGCGCCCGAATGGAAGGCCGTGCCACCGATGATCAGCGGTGCATTGCCCATCGTGAACGCGCCGGTGACCTGCTTCGTGGCGTCGCCCCACGAGCTGACCGATTCCTGGAAATCGTCCAGGCCCAGCACTGCCGCATCGCTGCGCTCGGTCTGGATGTTCAGACGCGTGAACTTCTGCGACCACGTCTCGGGAATGCTCACCTGGTACGCGATGCCGTACCAGTGCGCCCCGTAGTTCATCACGTCCCCAACACTGTCGGCGTTCTGCAACGCTGACAGGTCGTTGAGGTTGGTCCACTGCGCTTGGCCGGTTGGCGCGCGGACCTGGTACTGGGACGCGTTCGCGCCAATATCCAAGGTCTGCCGCGACGGGATCAATTCCGGCCCTCGCGAGCGCACGAACATGTAGGGCTTGTCCTCGCCCCTCCGCACATTCTCGGCTGGGCTCAGGATCTGCGTCAGCGTGCTCGAGGCAAAGTCCTCTGCGTCCCGACGCGCCTGGGTCGGACTGTACTGCTGTGCCTCGGCGGACCCGTCCTGTCGCGCCTGCTCCATCAGGTGGTTCGCGATTCGAGGGACCGCGATGTCCATCGCCCCGAGCTCTAGTCCGTACTTGGAGGAGCGATGAATCACTCGCTGGCCGCCCCTGGAGTCTTGTCGGACGTCGACGGTGCTGATCACCCCGGGGTCGATGTAGCCGACGCGGGTACTGGAGATATCGAAATTGATGCGTTGACTCATGGCTCAGTTCCTCGTGCGCGGGTCATGGGTGCGGGATGGAGATCGGAACCGAACCGGCACCGGGGGAGGCGGCGAGGAACTTGTCCCCGCGGGGGTGGATGGTGTGCGTGGTGACGCCGGTCGTGGTGTGCACCCAAGTGACGATGCCAGCGCCGAGCGTCACGGCGGTGAAGCTCCGACCATCAGCGGGGCCAGTGATGATGAAGGTGGTCGTGCCGGTGCCGGTGAGACCGTAGAGCGGACCGCCGACTCCGTTGTACTTGGCCAACTCAGCCTTCAGGCCGGTGGTGATCTCGGTCGCCGACGAGCCAGCATCCGAGAGGTAGGTCAGGTTGACCACGTTGCCGTTGAAAGTGATCTGCTCGGTGAACACCGTGTCGTTCGCCGACGTCGGCGTGCCGGTCCAGACATCAGCGGTGGCCAGCAGCGCAGCGCCAGCCGCATCGGTCACGGTGCCCGCGACGAAGTTGCCGACCGCGGTGTGCCGCACGTAGACGGGGGTGGCGACGCTCGTGTTGGGGATCGCCTTCTCGCCGTACGCACGCGGGTGGCCGTACCGGGCCAGCGACGCCGACTTGCCAGCCGCGTATCGCTGATACAGATCCCCGGGGTCCAGCGGCATCGTGTCGTTGCCGAGCATGACCGGGCCGAGATAGTCGGCGGCCGCAGTGGAACTGGTGATCAACTCGAGGAACGGCTGGCCCTGGTTGTTGTGCGCCCCCCCGCTGCGATCGGCGTCCAAAGCGACGTAGGTCCCGACACGGAGCGTGTCCGTACTGGGGGCCGCAATCGCGGCGACGGTGACTGTGCTGCTCTCACCAGCAGGCGGCGTGATCAGGATGCTGAAGGTCGCACCGCTTGCGGTCGCGGTCGCTCGCAGGTGCGCGTCGTCGACTGGCGAGACCGAGAGCGCCACGTAAGAGCGGAACCGGGACCAGGCCGCCAAATCGTCCGGCGTGTCGAGTGTGGCTCCGGTATCCGCCGCTGCAACGAGCCCAGCCACGACGGCGTCGAGAGCATCGGAGTCAGCCGTGAACGAGATCGACGCTGGCCCCTCGCCATTGCTCGCGGCAGAACCGAGCGGATCGAGAATCGGAGTGACAACAGCCGTCCACAGACCGGTACTGGGGTCGGTGCCGCCCAGCTGGTAGTCAGTGATCTGCGTCAGGATGGGCATGCAGCCCGTGACCGACTCCTTGTCGGTGTTGTCGTGCCAGGTGCCCGGTTCGCCGTAAGGCGCCTCGGGCCGAGTCACACCGTCGGCGCGCTGAAACGGGATTCGGAAGGGATCGTGGGCTGGTACGCGGGCCATGGTTCATGCTCCTTGGGAGACGACGTGGTTCGGGTCTTGCTGGCGTGCCTTGGCCTCGACCAGCGGATCGACAGGCGCAGCGTCGGCGCGGTCATTGGCACCCTTGGCTCGCATGCGCGCGATCGAAGCGACTTGCTGGGACGACGTGTGCCTGGACGCCGCCCAGACCTCGGCGGCGTCGATCATCCGATCATCGAGCAGCTCGTTGCGGATGGCCTCATCCTTGGCGTCCAGGCGCGCCAAGATCTCGGGAGCCTTCGCGCCGTAGACACCGGTGATGATGTTGCGCTTGTAGTCGACGATCTCGATCGGGAGCGCAGCGCCGGCTGCATCTTGGCGGGCCTCCGGCTCCTTCTGGCCAAAGATTCGCTCGTGCAGCGCGAGCACCCTGCCATTGGCAAGGGCTTGGTCAACCGCCAGCTTGGCGGCGTCTTGCCTGCTGACCATGTCGGACATCGCGTCCTGCCGGGTCTTCAACTCGGCCTCAGCCTTGACACGAGCGCTGTCGGCTCGGTCAGCCCGGCCCGCCTGCATGCTGACTTGCTCCTCGAGCTTGGCGATGTGCCCAGCGACCGCGGGGTCGACCTCGTACTCCTTGTCACCGATCTTGATCTTGCCGGTGCCGGCGTTTTGCACGGCCTCGACCTCGGTCATCTTGGGCTGGAGGAACTCCACGATTTTGGGTTGGACGTCCGGGTCTTCGATGGCCTTGGCGAGGTCCGCCTCCGCGACGCCTAGGGCTGCGGCCAGCTCAGCCAAGGACTTGCCGGCCTTGGCCAGCATGAGTTCGATGAGTTTCATAGGGGCAGCATCCTGGTGTCGGTCGGTTTGTTGGGGTTCCACCGCGTCGGCGCGGAGGTGCCAGCTACGCAGATCGAAGAATATAGGAAACGTAGACTGCGCGCCACGCTTTGCGATATTTAGTAGCTCCGCAGGCGTGTGGACAGTCACGCCTGACGCCGAGTCTAGGCGGTCGGTCAGGACCCGGGTCGTCTCGGCGCGGCCCCGTGGAACGGCAGCCAGCGAATTCGGGATGACCTTGATCACCCGCGAGTTGAAGCGCTTGCCGTCGTCGGTCGTGCCTTCGCCTCGGACAGTGCGGACCCGAAACGCCAGCGATTGCTCGACCACATCGCCGCTATCGATGCCCCGGATGAGACCCTCATCCCAGGCGACGGCGTACCCGAAGACATGGGTTCCGTCGGTGTACGGCTCGGCGCTCAGCGTCGTCCCTCGAGCGACGCCTTTGACCGTCTGCCGGGTCAGCAACGCGGGACTGTGGAGCAACTCCCACGGCAGCCCGGCGTACATGGCCAGCGACCACGGATCAAACACGGCATCGTGGGGCCGGAACTCGGTGATGCCCAGGTGCGGATAATCCTGGATGTTGCCAGCCTTGCAGTACAGGACCGGATAGCGTTTCCAACCATTCGGCAGTTCCTCGGGGGGCAGCACCTGCGCCGCGTCGGATCGCCATTCCTCAGCCGCGTTGCGGCTCTCGGTGTGAACGGCTGGCGCTCGGCTGGCGCTTCGATCTGCCCGATCCTCCGACGCCCACCGTGTGAGCGCGTATGCCTGCGCATACCTGGATGCCCGCTCGATCGCTCGTGCCTCACGAGCCGTGCCCCGCTTGGGAACGATCACCGGATAGCAACGACACCCAGGCTTGCCGCCTGGCTGGCCCTCGTTCGGGTGCTCGACATCCAGATCAAAACGGACGCCGTGGAGGGCCGCGTGTTCGGCTCGGACCTTGCCGTCGCCTTGCGTCCTCCACTCCCATTGGCCAAGCGCATCCAGCCGAGCGCCATCGGCCCGGTCATCCACAGAGGGGTCGTGGCCAAGGTCCATCAGCGCAGCGTCGCGCTTGCTCGGTCCGTCCTCGTAGACGTCCCCGAGTTCCTCCGTGTCCAGCAGCTGCGAGATCTGCTGCACCAGACCTGCGGCGGCGGCGAAGTCAGTGTCCTCCCACGCAACGATGTCCTTCTCGGACAGGGCCAGCAGCTGGTCGGCCGCTCCATTGTCGCCGCCCCCTGAGTCTGCAAAAGGACTCTTTCGCCAGCGCTTGATCTCGCTCGGCGTCATGTTCACGAACGTGCCGAATGCGACGATCAGCCACTGCCGCTCGACCTCTGTGGCCCAGGCGAAGCCCACATCATCCGGTTGCTTGGCGTCATCGCGCTCCGCCTCGGACCGGCCTTCGACCACCACGCACGCGCCTCCGCGCCAGACATGAATCGTGTCAATGGGCCATGCCCCCGTCGGGACCGCGCCCGTGTAGTCATCACCAGGTGGCAGATATGCCAGTGTCGCATGCGGAACCCAATCGCCACCGTGGGACTTGACGGTCAGCCCTCCCGCGGCCAGTCCTGCAACCAGTTCGACCTGCGCGGACCGAACTGCTTCGCTGACATCAATCGTCGCATAGGCCACCCGCTTGCCGGGGAAGTGGTCCAGTTCACCGAGGGTAACGACCTCGCCCATCATCGCCGGGAGCATGTCCGCAACGACGGAGGTCACCGTCTGCAGATCCGCTTCAGAGCCAGCGCTCATGTAGGCCAGCGTGATGTGCGGATCGTCGATGGCGAACTGCGCTGCGATCTCGGTCGGAACTGGCAAGACGACGCAGATCGACTCGGGGCCGAAGTCCTGCCGCTCCCACCAGCGGATCGTGCTGGCGTCGGTTCGCGTCCGCGCATCGGCTCGAGCGTCGTCTCGCATCTTGACCGGGCTGACATCCACGATCGGCATCGAGCCGAGGGCGAGGACCTCCATCTCGTCCATGAGAGCTTTCGCCAGCGGCTCTCCCCAGATTGGGTGGACGACATCGCCGATCCCGGGCGTAGAGGCGAGGAGTGCCGGGTTGAGCAGCAGCATGGTTGCGTCCGCTTTTGCTGTCAGCACGGCCCCCGTCTTGTCTGCCTCGGGCTCGACGATGGTCCACTCGCACCGGGCAAACTTCTCTGCGACGGCGCTGGTCAGCGACCATGACTTGTCGAGCACAGCGTCGGAGGTCGGGGGCCACTTTGCGAGCGCGTCAGGGTCCAAGTTCCGAAGTCCGCGGTACACCTGCACCGCGTCTGGCGGCTTGAGGTACGGGTACGTATCCTCCAACGATTTCAGCAAGACCATCCGCGGTCGCGGCATCTTGCGGTTGTCGCTGATGTGCTCGACGAGCCATGCTTTGACGGTGGCTTCGTCGGGCTCGCCCCTGTCCCACCTTGGGTCCTCGCCGGTCACGCTGGACCTCGCAACTCAGCCAAGACCGGGTCACAGATCTCCCGTCCGCGAAGGCCCATGCGCCATCGATCTGGGATCCCGGCCTCGCCGAAGATGATGCCAGCAAGGCCCCCGGCCACAGCCGCTGTCGTGTCGGTGTCGTTCCCGAGCGCAACGGCTGCCTTGACCACGTCCTCGTACGATGACTCTGCCAGTGCAAGGCGGGCAGAGTGGAGGCAGTCGACAACGTAACCGCTGCCCGTGCCGTGAGGCGACGAGAACAGGTCGATGGCGTCGAGTTCGACGGACGCGACCGCTGGATCGATCTGGCCACTGAAATCAAAGTCCCAGCCTCGGAATTTTGTGGTCAGTACGTCAGCCGCTTCGGCCCACGCAGGCCCAACGGCTTGCCCCTCGAGCAAGCGCCGGGCCCACAGGCACAGCATCGCGCAGCACAACTGGCTGCGGATGTGACGGTGCGTAGGTACCGATGACATCATCGCGTCGTGGACAAGTGCCCTGTCGTCGCCCAACCCGAGCAAGGCGATCGGGAGCACGCGCATGAGCGATCCGTTACCGTTGTCTCGCTCGCCTGCCAGGCCAGCGCGCCACGGATCGCAACCGGCGCGCAGGCGTTCAAACGCCTTTTCGGTCTGGATGCCCCAGTCGAAGACGACGCCGTCGACCGCCATGAAACCTGCATCGCGCCAGCGCAAGAGACCATCGCTCATGTCGCCGATGTCGAGTTCACCGACCCGCAGCAACGACTCTGTGAGCACCAACGCTTGCGCCCCGTCATCCGACCACGTTCCAGCCGGAACGTCCTTGTGAGTCGGCGGCCAGTCGGCGGGCGGTGAGAACTCGACATCGTCACGTGGCGGGATGTGCTCGGGCGGCGAGAACTCGTACGGCACGCCAAGGGCGTCTCCGACCAACAGGCCAAGCAGGCCACCGACAGCCCTATCCACGCCGAGCCTCCAGAGGTGGGCAGACCGTACAGGCGTCGATCGGATCACCGCTCCCGCACTCGCAGGTCAAGCGGCCTGTCTCGGGCTGCTGGCTGGCGGCGAGGCGGGGTGAGCGGACGGCGAGCCCTGGCCCGTGACGCTCGCTCCACTCACCCTTTTCCATGTGCGTATTTGTGTCGTCGTCCACCTAAACGCGACAATAACACACAACCGACGCGGCGCGATCTCGAAAATCTGGTACAGTCGCGGCCGTGACGCTCGACGCTCGCTCCGACGGACTGTCAAATTGCATCGAAGGTCTGGGCGACCCGTCGGTCGACACCCGGCTCCAGACATACCGGACCTGGGGGTATCAGCCGACAGTTGACGAGCTCGAGCAGGAATGGATCCAGAATTGGATGGCCTACGTGGAGGTCACCCTTCTGGCCTCCACGATGTACAGGGCTGGCTACAGCCTGATCAACGTCAGCCCCGATCTCGATCTGGCGGCGGTTGCATCGTTCACCGAAGGCGATCTTCATGTCCGAGCTGACGGCAGCGTTGACCGGCAGAAGGGCCTGTCCTGGTACGCGGAGCAGCTGAAACTCCAGGGTGACAAACTCGGCGGCGCAGCCCTGTTCCCGGTCTTGGATGATGGCCTCGACCCACGCGAGCCGCTCAATATCCACAGGATCGAGCGCGTCGTGGGCTGGGAGGTCTTCGACCGCAGCGAGATCACGCCGGTCCCAGATGGGCGGCGAGGGCAGCCGACCTACTACATGCTTTCGGACGTCGTCTCGCTCACGACTGCGGCCGGGGGTTCCCGGGAGTTGCAGCCAGGCGACGTCATCCACACGAGCCGGCTGTACTTTCACATGGGCCGTGGAGGGCTCAGTCGTCGCGAGCAACGCAACCGTCAATGGTGGGGCCTGTCCGTGCTTGAGCTGAACCGCCGCGCTCGCCTGGCCGCGGAGCGAGCGAGCGAGTACCTGTCGTCGTACATCCACAAGTGCTCATGGCTGCACTACTCGTTCTCTGAGTTGGACGAGCTCCTTCAAAGGAAGGACGCCGCCGGCAACAATATCGGCGAGGCATACCTCCGCCGACGGATGCAGGCACTGCGCCAGAACGCGTCGTCGTTCGGCATTGCCGTGACGGACGGCGGCCGCGATGCCTACACCAACCCATCTGGCGCCGAGATTCCCAAGCGCAACCCGGACGGCCTCGAGTCGATCATGGAGTCCAGCGGTGACCTGACCAAGATCGCCAGCTACAAGGCCACCGAGTGGGCTCGCGGAGCGATGCTGCCGGAGTCGATCGCCTTCTCCACGACCGGCGACACGGGTCTGCGTGGAGGCGAGAACGGCGGCGACTGGCAGAAATTCGGAGGCGATGTCCAGGCCGCCCAGGCCAACGAGGGGACACCGCTTTTGAACTGGATGCACCTGCTCGTCTTCGCGGCCCGACAGGGGCCGACGAAGGGCATGATCCCGGACGATTGGACGGTCGACTGGAAGCCGCTCCGCATCCCGACGCCGATGGAGATCGCTGTGATCGCCAAGGCTCAGGCCGAGGCCGACGAGGTGCGCATCCGCAGCAACGTGGCCGAGTCCGTAGAAGTTCGCGACCAGAGGCTCGTGCGCGGCGACACCGACGGGCCGCTTCGTGTCGAAGAAGAGATCGGAGACCAGGCGGCAGGTGTTGGCCCTGCTCAGGTCGGCATCGCTACGGCGGTACTCGAGGGTGGCATCGCTGTAAGTGCCGGCGAGGCAACACCCGAGTTCTACGCCGCCTATCTTCAGTCGATCGACGAACCCCGGTTCCCGGCGGCCAAGGCAGCGAGCATGGCCGAGGCCGCGCAACGGAAGACACCGACCGCGCTCCCGGCAGATGTCCCACTCGTCGCCACGACCGACAACAGGGACGCCGAACAAGGGACGGCGGCGGCGGAGCAACAAGAGCCGGATGAAGTCGATCTGGCTTGGTCCACGGACCCGCCGCCCTCGGACCTGCGGACGCCTGCCCAACTGTCCGAGTTGGTCAAGGTCCGAACTGGCGCCGACATTTCGACGCAGAAGGTGATCGCTCGGCTGAAGAAATTCGGCGCGCGCCGATGGAACATCGGAGGCCCGCACTACAGCGAGAAGGAAGCGCTCCGGTACCTCGCCACAGAGAACGGGATGCTCGCACCGCCAGCGCCCGACGAGGCAGTCGAGGCAGCGGAGTAGATGGCCTGGCCGCAGCTACGAGTCCGGTGCGAGATCACCAACGGCGACGGCACCTGGGACTCGCAGTCTCCGGGGCCCCTCCGCGGCGATGGCCTTGACGTCCCGCGCATCAAAGCCACGGTGATCAAGACCCTGGACCCCGTGCCAAACACGGCCGAGATCAGGATCTTCAACTTGTCCGAGCGGACGATCGACCTGATCACCGGCACCGTCCGCAAGACAATCGACTTCACGCCAGCCCAGCAGGCCGAGCTCCGAGCTGCCGGAGCATCCGCTCTCCCGTTTGAGGTGATCTACGACAACTTCGGGCTGGCCTCAGTGCGTCTATCGTGGGGCTACCAGGGCCAGGACCCGACCTCGCCTTTCCCACCGCTCAGCCTGGGCTTCCTCGGTGGGTCCACCAACATGACCCGCGTTCCCGGGCTCTCGTCTGTGCTGCTCATCAAAGCTGAGGACGGCGGCCGGCTGCTCGGCGCCGCTCGGTTGGACAAGTCCTACAAGGCTGGCGCCGACACGGTCGACATCCTCGCAGACCTAATCGGCGCGCTTGGCCTCACGGTCGACCGCGACAAGCTGAGCTCGGCGATGCTGGCCTCGCTGCTGCAGCGCCAGATCCCGGCCACCAAGTTGACCCAGGGCCGAGGCTACAACGCTATGACGAGCCCGGCTGTCGACCAGATCCGGTCGATCATGTCGGCGCTTGATCTTCGGTGGTCGGTCCAGGACGGCGAGTTCCTCTTGCTCGACACCAACACCGTCTTGGCCGGGTACGAGCCACTCTTGCTCGACGCGACAACCGGAACGCTCCTCGGCAAACCCGAGCAGCTCGAGGCCCAGCAGATGCGAGCTCGCACACCCGCCAACGCGGAGGCGCGGCCCGGCCGGGAAGTCCACCTGACGGCCCGCAACATCTCCGCTCAGTACCGGATTGACCGGGTGACGCACGAGCTGGACGCGAAGACAGGCGGCGAGTCAGTCTGCACGCTTGCGGCCATTCAGGTCGTCGCCGGCGTGTTCTAGTCGTTGCTCGTGACCAGCACGTCGACCCCGATGCCGTTGGTCTCGACAGCTGCGCTGGCGATGACCTCGATCCCCAGCAGCGTGGTCACGCTGCGCTCGTAGGCGGTGACCGTGAACCCCGTCGCTGATCGAGCGGTCACGAGCACGAACTGGTTGACGCTCCCGCCGATCAACTGCGCTTGGACGTTGGGCGTGTTGGTGTAGGCGAACGTCTCGCTGTAGGTCCCCGATCCTGCTGTCGTGCCCGAGTACGTGACGCTCTCCGAGCCTGCTGCCCCTTGCTCACCCTCTGGTCCTTCTGGTCCGGTCGGCCCCTGGACTCCCTGCGGTCCGGTCGCACCTGTTGCCCCTGTTGGACCTTCCTCGCCCTGCGGACCCTGAGCACCCGTTGGCCCCGCCTCACCGGCCTCGCCAGCTGGACCGGATTCTCCGCGCGTGGGGTAAGCGATCCACCGCTGCTCGCCGGCCGCGTAGATCAGCCGGACGAAGGCGTCGGAGTCGACCTCCAGATCCTCCCCCGTACCAGCGACGCGAATCCGGTACTGCGCGCCAACGTTGGTGTCTTCGTGGGCGATCGTGCCGACGTTAGCGCCGGTGCATCGCACGAAGATCTCGGTCTCGCGGTATTGCGCGTTGGTCGTCACATCGACCGTGCTGTCCATGAGCTTGACGCCGACGAGAGACTCCCCGTCTGCGATCTCGAGGAGCGCGCCGGTGCTGTCCGCATCGAGCGTGATCGTGACAAGTGTGGAAGCGGAGACTGTCCGCGGGGCAAGCCCACGGGCGGCGAGGGCTCGGTCGTATCGGGTATTGGTCATGGCGTCACGCTGTCTAGGTCGGCCCGGATAGTCCAGTCTACGGTGCCGCTGAATGTGTACTCGAGTGAGATGATGATGTCGTTGCCGCTGGCGCTGGTCGCCACGGTGCCGAGCGGGATGCTGCCGTCTTCGGTCTCGCTCACGATCGTCAGCGCTGCGGACCCGCCAACACTGCGCGAGCCCGTGAAGGTAACCAGCACAACCGACCGCAGCGTGGTCCCGCCATCGTCGGCCCCCGCGATCACGCGGACCGTTCCGCCGATGACCTCGCCCTCGGCGAGCGTGTAGGACCAGATCGTGAACGGAGTAGCCGACACGACGACCGTCGACCCCGACGCGGGCAGAGGCGCGCGCGCGGCCAGCTGGTCCAGTGCTGCGGCCTGGCTTGTCGGGTCCGGCGCCCAATCAGTGTTGACGGCAGACGCGTATGAATCCCGGTCCACGAGGTACCAACGAAAGTCCCCGAGCGCCGGCACGTAGGCGAAGAAGCCTTGCGTGTTCACGACATCCAGCACGAAGTCGTTGCCGCTGCTCGTCACGATCCGGCTAGCTGATGCTATTGCCACCGTGTCCAGATCTTCGGTGGCGTTGTTCCGGACCGTCACGGCGAACCCAGGCGCCGCACGGATGAATTTGACGTCGGCACGATCGTCTTCGATCACGACCGCGGACCCATCATCCGCCAGATCCACGTACTCAATGCCGAGCAATTCGTCCGCGCCACCAGCGATGATCGTGATCGAAGAAGGCGCGTTCAGGTCGAGCACCAGCACGCCGTTGGCCGGGATCTCCATCAACTCAATGTGGAACCGGAGCGCGCCGTTCACATGAAATTGGTCTGCTTCGACGTAGCTCATGGCGGGGTTCCTTCGATCCAGTTGAAGCGCAGCGTAAGCCGAACGGTGGCCCCTGTAGCAGCTCGCAACTGCAAGAGCACATCCGCCCCCGAGACGACCCAGTTGACCGTAGGCGAAATTCCGGCCGGGTCCACCGTCGCCGACCCGCTGCTCGCCGTCACCGTCCCCCCGCTGGTCCGGCGAGCGGTCCCAACAAAGCGGACCGTTGCCCCCGTCGGCGCAACAATCGTTCCGCCATCCAGGTCAATCTCGGCGCGAAGATGGCGGACTGTCCCCGTCTCGATCGTGAAGGTCTTGATCGTCGTCCATCCAGGTGGACCCGAGATCACGATCGATGCGGTCGCCTCGGTCGTATAGAAGGGCCCAGCAGCTGCGATGAGGTCGAGGGCATCCTGAACCGTCGCCGCGCCCAGCGGGCCGCCGTCGGTCTGAAGGCCGCCAGCTGGCGCCTGGTCTTGCCCACTACGCCTCACCCTAGCACCGTTGCCCCGACATCCATGTAGACGAAGAGCGCGTCTGCGCCATCTTGCGTGGCCGAGATGACCCCGATCACGAAGGTCTCCCCCGCGCTGACGTCGTCCTCCGTGAGCTGCTCCCCGACCGTGACCTCGGACCCCGTCGTCTCGACGGTGCTGACCGTCCGCGCCAGGGTCACGTTGCCTCGCTCATCCGTCCGGAGCTTGACCAAGCACAGGTCGAAGGTGCTGCCGTCACCATCCAACGTCTCGGCCGCGGGCCCAACGCCGTCCTTGGCGATCACCCGCAGCCGAAGTGGCCCGTCTCCGTTTGCCCGGAGTCGGGTAACCGAGGCCTCCGGCTCCGCTTGCGAGCCAGGCTGAGCCCAAGCATCCCCGGCAAAGGGCAGCGCGATTCGGCGGACGGGGAGGTTTGCCACGCCGCCACCGTATCAGGCTGCGGATGTTTCATCCACCGTTACATGATGTTTCACGTGGTGTTACGCGGTGTTACGTGTTAGCGTAACACCACCATGGCCAGCAGCTCGAACGCACGAATTCCACTACCAAACCCTACGCAGTGCGACGATTGCGTCTTTCACCGGACCCGTCCGCTCGACTGCATCATCGTTCCACCCGATGCTGAGCGCCGGTCTTTGCACGTGGTCGCGCGCCTGTGGCGCGCAGATGAGTGCCCCGAGTTGACACCGCTGGCAACGCCAGACGACGTCTCATGGGCATGCGCCGTCGCGTGACCGGGTTCACCATGGCGCGGAATACGAACATTTCGGTAATCGCCGATGCAGCGGTGCGGGCCCGCGTGCTAGAGCTCGTGCGTGCCGGTGGGCTCATGGACGAGGTCGCCCCCGCCGTTGGCACGACAAGGCAGGCAATCCACCGCTACGCTAGGACGCACCCCGAGTTCAAGGCCGCCCTCGCTGCAGCTCGCGCGAACGCCACCCAGACAGCCTCAACGATCGAGACCGCTGTTGGTGGTCCGGGGGCTGGCGGGCGGGTGGTGGCCGACGCTGCTCGAGGACGAACCGTGCGGGACATCGCCACTTCGCAGGCTCGCGCTGTGCTGCTCGCCGAGGCTGGCGACCTGCCGCCTGAGCGGCCACCGACCATCATCGAGGGTCGTCCGGACACCCTGCCGCGGGTGTTGAGTGACCCGACCGAAGAGAACGTTGTGGACCTCTGCTGGGCGCTGGCGAACGACCCGGACGTGCACCCGGTACTGCAGAAGGCTGGGCTTGATTGGTGTGCAAAGCGCACCATCGGGATCCGGATCGCGGAGCAACTCAAGGAGCTGGAGATCGCGATCCGGCGGAAACAGGAGCTCGCTGAGGCTGAGACCGCCGAGTCGACCGATGACGACGACGACCTGATCATCGGGATCCCGCTGAACGGGAGCGAGGCGCCGGGGCGTGGGCCGAACACGTCATCACCTGTCGTGGATGCCGAAGTCGTCTCATGAGCGCGCTCGGACCTGGCCTGATCCACCCGCAGCCGTGCCTCAACCGCAACGGCTGTGGGGGTCCAATCGCCCTGCTCACGGGGGTCTGCTGCCGGTGCGGGAAGCGGCACCGGCTTCCGCAGCCAGGTCCCCAGATGGACTTCTTGTCCTGCGAAGCTGACCTCGCGCTGTTTGGCGGTTCGGCCTACGGAGGGAAGAGCACGTGTCTCCTGCTCGACGTCCTCCGCTACATCAACACGCCTGGCTGGACGGGGCTCATGCTCCGGCGCAACGCCAACGACCACCAGGACGCGAGCTCGATCTACGAGAAGGCCAAGCGGTTCTTCTCGGAGACCGGCCGCAAGCGCAAGGGGCAGCCCCGGCGAGATGACCCGATCTTCCGCGGGGGCGCCTACATGGACGTCCGCTGGCCAAGCGGCGCCACCCTGATCTTCAGGCACGTCGACGACAAGAAGATCGAGAGCTATCAGGGTGCTGAGTATGCGTGGATCGGCGTTGACGAAGTCACGCACTTCGACCTGCTTTGGCTGCGCTTCTTGATCACCCGTATGCGGTCGCACTCGGGGGTCAAGACCAGGATGCGGATGTCCTGCAACCCAGACCCCGACCACCCCATCGCCGAGTGGGTCGACCCGCACTACGTGATCGACGGCGGGCCTCGAGACGGCGAAGCGGACCGGACGAAGTCGGGGAAGATCCGGTACTGGGCCACCGACGGCAAGGGCCAGATGGTCTGGGGCGAGACTCGAGATGAGTGCGCGACCCGGTCTGGCCGGCCGCCGGAGCACGTCAAGACGTTCGCTTTCATTGCGGCGTCGCTGGAGGACAACGTGATCGGGCAGGTCGAGAGCCCCGAGTACGAGGCCAACCTCGCAAGCGCTGGCCCGGTGCTCGAGTCCCGTCTCCGGCATGGCAACTGGCGCACTCGAGCTCAGACCAAGGGCATGATGCCCTTGGAATGGTTCGGCAAGGTCCGCGAGCCGCTCGCCGTGATCGTCCACCGCGTGCGGGTGTGGGACAAGGCCGCGAGCAAACCGAGGCCCGGGGCCTGGAATCCCGACTACACGGCTGGCGCGAGGATCGAGTGGGACATACATGGCCGTTGGTACATCACGGACCTGGTCGCATGTCGCGAAGAAGCCCCGGATGTCTCAGCCCTGATCGCAGCGACGGCGGAGGCCGATGGGCCGGACGTCACGCAGGTGTTCGAGATCGACCCAGGCCAGGCAGGCAAGCAGGATGATCACAACACCAGGCGTGCCCTGATGAGCGGTGGGAACTGTGGACCGATCATCAGCGCGCACGTCAACAAGAACAAGATCGTGAAGGCCACGCCGATGGCTGACCAGCTCCGTCTCGGGATGGATGGCACCAAGCCGCGCACGAAGGCGCGGCGGCCGGATGAAGTGTTCGAGCCGCGCGGATTCATCATCATCGGGACGTGGCGAGAGCGCCCCTACTTTGACGCAGCAGAGGACCACGCACCGACGCTTGGCGTGCTGTTTGACCGCCAGTGGGCTGCGGCATTCGGCACGAAAAAGGACGACATCCCGGACGCCGTTTCGATCGGGATCAATTCGCGCAAGCCACCGCCGCCCGCGCCTCCCGACCCGCTGGAGCGCACTCGCCGGATGTCCTAGTATTCCTTGGCGTTCATGGGGCTCCTCGGTGAAGGGCGACATCCTTGTCGCGGGTCAACGTGTTTGGCGGACTCGACGCGCGCCACTCCAAGCCGCGAGGTTTTCGGCAGTCCGTCCACCTTGGACGTCCCCTCAGCCCCATCGCGTGCCAGACGACGACCTTCACGGACCGCACACGATGGTGCTCCCGATCGACTATCTTCGGCTGGCTTGCCTGGTGTTGCCCGCGGTTTATCCGCCATGCTCGTTCGTCCTACCGCACGTCTGTGGGAGAGTCAAGACCGAAAGCGGGCGAGTGCTTGACGCCAGAAAACGTTCGTTGTAAGGTTCACCGTAATGACCACCCATCAGCCCATGCAACCCGTCGTCATCGACGATCATGGCGTTCATCGCTTCCAAGCAAACGCCATCGTCCGCTACCTTCGAGAACATGGCGGGCTCGATCTGAACAAGATCGAGATCGCCTATCAGACTGGTGCTGGTTGCTTTGCCGAAGACAAGCGCCAGTTCATGCAGCTGCTCGGGTACTCGGTGAGCGGATGGCGCGGCCTGACCGACCACCGTGCGGATGGCGGTCTCACCTTCGCCGACCTTGATCCCGCCGAAGCGGCAGCCAGGCCAGGTAACTCCGACGCCGACTGTATCCGCGAAGCCCTGCGACTGCTCGCCATGAGCGGGTCTTGCGAGAAGGCCGTCCGCGCGCTCGCTGGCTCGCCTTCGGGGCGACGCATCTACGCTGCGGCCAACGAAACGGAGCCCAAGCCATGACCGACTCGGGCGCTGACGTCATCCGTACCATGCTTGCCCGCTCCCATAGCTGGGGCTGGGCCGTCGTGTGGAACCACCGCCTCGCAAGCCCCGTGATGGACACGCCCGAGAGCGCTTCCCGGAACAGCTTTTGCGGTGTGCCCCAATCGCCCGTTCCTGTTCTGGTCGGCCGTTTCGACCCGGACCTGCGTGTCTCCGTCATTACCGAGTCCGAGCTAGCGGTTCTAGGACCGTGTAGGGAGCCCAAGCCATGACCCCGACGCCCAACATCGACGCGTTCAACGAGACTGCCGAGACGCTCGACTTGGCCACGCGCCGACTTTGCCCGCTCGACTGGCGCTGGATCGATGCAGTGTTCGACGCCAGTCGACTGCGAGGCGTGCGGCAAAACGATTCCGTCCGGGCTGGTCGTTCCCTGCCTGGTGGCTGACAAGCCGCAAGAAATCCAAGGCGACCAAATGACCGACGACAATATCGATCCGAAGATGGCTGAAGACCGCGCGCGCGAGCTCTACGACGCGTGCATGTCGTCGGGTGCGCGGTTCGGTTTCGCATCCAGCGACCCGAACCCGGCCCCATCCTGCGCGGCCTGGAAGGAACTGCCCGAGTTCATTCGCGATGCCTGGCGCGAACGCGCCCGAGAGCAGGCGAAGGGTGCGAGCGACGACCACGACCCAACCGAGACGGCTGAAAACAACGCGCGCGCTCTCTTCGACCTATACAGCGCGACAGGGGTCTTGTGTCCGTGCCCGACCTGGGAGGGCATGTCTGAGACCGTCCGCGATGTATGGCGCGCCCGCGCCCGAGAGGAGCGGTACCTCGTGATGAAAAACGGGATGCTTGGCCCGGCCGCGACAGTCGAGAACATTGCCGCCAAATTCCTTGACGCGGGCATGGAGTTCTGGGGCGTCAAGAACCCGATGTCAGCATCGACAGCCGTCGTTTGGGCGCGGCACGATGACGGTCGCCTCGCCATCTTCACGCGCGGTGAGTATGCTGCGCGGCTTCTCGCCGCCGTTCCTGGTTTGTATGAAGACCCAGTTGACCTGGCCGCCAAGAACCGTGGTGACTACCTCGATGCCCACAGCCTGCTGTGCGACACGAATCGGCGGTTGTGCGCTGCCCTCTTACCTCATGAGCGGTCGCCAACTTGGGACGATGTCGTTGCTGCAGCCGAGCGTGCCGCGGCCGAAGTAACCCGTCTTCGCGCCCGCGTGCGGATCGAGGCTGAGGACCTCACGCGGCTGGGCGTGACCCGGGCGCATGTCGAGGCGTGGCTGCGGGTGCACGGCTGGGCGCGGAGCGACAACGGCTCGATCGCTTGCCGTTCCGTGTGGCGCCGCGACCCAAGCGGATTCGTGGTGGTGACCGACAGTATCAGCGAGTCCGCTCAAATAATTAACGCCCTGGCCCGCGTCCACCGGCGCCCTGGCCTCGACATCCTCGATGAGATGGCTGCCATGGAGGTCACCGATGGTGAGGGCAGCAAAATTGACGCCGATGACTGGCGTGCCCGCGCCGAGCTAGTCGAGCGCGAGCGCGTCGAACGAGAGCCTGAGCGCCGCTTGCATCGCGCCGAACGCTTCGAAGCGCAGCTATGGCGGGTCCTCGCAGGCGAACCGTACGAAGCCGAGGACTTCAGCGGGGACCACGGCAAGCTGCTCGAGCTGGTCTCGGACCTCGCCCGCGCGAGCGAGGATCTTCGCCGCGTTCTTGAGACAGCCCGCCACATCTCGAATCGGCGACTTGGGGCACGCGAACCGGCAGGTGGCCAATGACGACACACCTGATCAAGCCCGGTCGGTTCATCGGCGACATGCAAATGCGGTGCGGACTCCCAGCGATCAAGGCCGGAAGGTGCGACATGCTCGGCACCGAAAACGGCCTCGACCAAATCGACTGCGCGGGCTGCCTTCGAGACTTGATCATCGACATGCGATGCGAGGCCCTCGGTCCAGCCGCCGACTCACCCGAAGGCCGATGGATCGCGGGCGGAGACACCGGGACCTCGAGCATCACGATCTGGTCGGTGATGATGGGGTGCTCCATGCCGCGCGATCGCTCCGATCGCGGTCGGGCGCCCAGCGTTCCGCACGACCCGAGCGACTTCGGGCGATGTCACCGGCTGCTGGAGTTGTTTCCGGCGTGGCGCTCCCGCTTGCCGGAGGTAGCAGCGAAGTATCCTGCGTGGGGTGGTCTCGTCGGTGCCTGGGCTGAGCTCACGGCGCTGTACATCGAGGAGCTGCCGAGCGGGCGATGCCCTCGACTGTGGGAGCGGATGGAAGAATTGGAAGGCCAACATGTCTGACCTGACGCGCATGGATCTCGACTTGCCGCCTACCGCGAGCCCGACCACGGTGTTGAGTGCGGCACACGCCTACCTCGCCGAGCAGACCGTGCTCGCCAACATTTACCTGCTCGTGCTGTCGCGTGAGCGCTACGACCACTTTCGATTCGCGCAGGTTGTGTCGCTCAACGACGACGACTACGGCACGACGTCGCAAAGCGCTCTCGACTACCTCTCGCATTGCCTAGCGCCGTTCAACGTCCGCGTTGTTGCTGGCAGTGCACCGACAGAGGGCCTGTTCGTGTCCGCGTCGTTGCGACCCGGCGAGGCGATCACGGTTCAGGTTGGCGACAATGGCAGCGTCCGTGTCGCCGCGAGTGCAGCGGACCTCGCACGCTTGCGACTGATCGCCGAGGCCGAACGGGCTGGCATTCTGAATCGACACGAAGCCGAGGACCGTCGAGAGCTCTTCGCTCACAAGCACAAGGGCGACGTCCTCGAAAACCCAACAGACGAGTTGGTCGCAGACGCGATGGCCGTCGCCCTCGCCGCGGTCCGAAGCGCTGACAATGCGGTGAAGCCATGAGCAACGAAGAACGCGAGAAGCTCCGCAACCTGGTCCTTGGGTGGGAGTC